GTGTGCTCCAGGGTTAAAATTTAAATTTTTCGTACAAGTTTATTTTAGAACCCTCGGCACTCCAACAGTCCGAGGGTTTTCCTTTTGTGGCATGCTTTAATAACCATATGCTTGACAAGGTTATTAAAAGATGTTATAATATAGTTTAAATAGATCGTTATTTAAGCTAAGTTCTTTAATAAATTAGCATACCATAGTGTCCGGTTAGCTCAATAGTAGAGCATTCGACTGATAATCGAAAGACAGAGGAGCGTTACCTCTACCGGATACCAAATTGTCCCGTTCATCTAGAGGCCTAGGATACCGCCCTTTCACGGCGAGCACACCAGTTCGAATCTGGTACGGGACACCATTATAAAGTGTTATCAGGGTATCGTGTGCAGACGTGTACACTATGCGGGCCTAACTGTGCGAGGAACAGGTCCTAATATAACCGCTATTCGCTTGTCAGAGGAAGCACCTTTTTTGACAAATCGGCAGATAGCACTTTATAATGGTACGCCTAGATGGCAGAGTGGTCAAATGCAACGGATTGCAAATCCGTAAGATCGTCAGTTCGAATCTGACTCTAGGTTCCAAATAATGCTTGACACACGTGTGTTAAGATGTTATAATTAAGTTAATTAATTGGGGTTACCCGCACCAGTAGGTAATATAACAAGTGTTCAAGTCGACGGACTAGAGCTTCTATATTACACGAAAGATGGAAACGAAGCCGCAAGGTTGATACGGTGGTCACGCTGGAGTATGTAGGTCTGTAATGTTGAGGCAGAAGGCACAAGAGACGGTTTTGTGAGATATGCGTAGTCCCCCAATTAAAAAGTTTTTGGTCTGTTAGTGTTAGCGGTAAGCACGCGAGCCTGTCACGCTTGTAGCAGGGATTCGAATTCCCTACAGACCGCCAGAACCCGCCGGAGTAACGTCTGGCTAGTATGACCCGTACGAAGCGAAGTGAGTTCGTCACTCAAGGGTGGTAGTCTTTTTACCGAAAGGCCGTTGGCAGCACGAGAGCGGTCCTCGCGGGGAGCGGGTGGAGGGTACGAATGAAGAGTATGATAGCGTCATATTTGGATGTACTATAATTACCGCCGGAGGACGCAGAGCATTTGCCTAGGTGACGGAATTGGTATACGTGTTGGTCTTAGAAGCCAAATTTTGAGAGTTCGAGTCTCTCCTTAGGCACCATATTGAAACATATTAAAGATAGGTCGTAGAGGTTCCAAGAACTTTATACATACCAAGAGTGTTAGTATGTTTCAATATGGGGGTGTAGCTCAGTTGGGAGAGCGGTTGCTTTGCAAGCAATAGGTCGCAGGTTCGATCCCTGTCTCCTCCACCATATAAATAATCGGAGTGTAGAACAGCCCGGTAGTTCGCATCGTTTGGGACGATGAGGTCCAAGGTTCGAATCCTTGTACTCCGACCATTTTTAACATAGGAAAAATTATGAACTCAACAAATGACATCAAAACAAATCTCGAAGCATATCTTGCTGAAAACGAGAAATTCGAAAAAGGTAATAGTGCTGCTGGGACTCGCGCCCGTAAGGCATTGGGTGAACTTGCAAAAGCTGTTAAAGCTAGACGCAATGAAATCACTGCAGAAAAGAACGCCCGCAAAGAAGCGAAAGCGTAATTTTATTCCCTGATAGCTCAGTCGGTAGAGCGACGGACTGTTAATCCGCAGGTCGGTGGTTCGAACCCACCTCGGGGAGCCATTGGAGGTGCCGCCGTAATGGTATGGCAGGAGACTGTAAATCTTCCGACTTATGTCACAACAGGTTCGATCCCTGTCACCTCCACCAATCGCATCGTTAACTCAGTTGGTAGAGTATCTGCCTTACACGCAGGCTGTCGGGAGTTCGAGTCTCTCACGATGCACCAAACAAAATTTTAGAAAGATTATATGAACTATAAACCTCTGCATGATAAAGTATTAGTAATTGAAAATGAAAAGCCAAAAGAAACCGAAAGCGGTATCTATGTAGGCGAAGCTCGTATGGATGAAAACACAAGAGCAGGTACTGTTCTTGCGATTGGCCCAGATGTATATGAGGTTAAAGTCGGAGATATTGTTTACCCAATGTGGACAAAATCTAAAGTCATAAAAGAAGGCGACTTATACATGGGAATTATTTCCCAAGAAGATATTCTTGCAGTAGAAGAATAAAATCAGCTGGCGTTAGTATAACGGATAATACAGCTGCCTTCTAAGCAGTCAATAGAGGTTCGATTCCTCTACGCCGGACCAAACATAGGCGGGGTTGGAGTAATGGTAACTCAACAGACTTTGACTCTGTCGTTCCTGGTTCGAGCCCAGGGCCCTGTTCCATTTTTTTAGGAGAAAGTAATGAAACTTAAGATGATCGTCAAGCAACGTAATCGCTTCGTTGCTTTGGCATTACAACGCAAAGCGGGAGTCCATCGTAAAAGCAATAAAGCTTTGCGAAGGCAACATAATGCGAGTATAGCTCAGTTGGTAGAGCAGTAGACTTTTAATCTATTGGTCGTGGGTTCGAATCCCCCTACTCGTACCATATAAAAGCACTCTTGTCAGCACTGTGGGAAGCGCAGATAGACAATACTAGAACAAGGTTCGAATCCAAACAAGAGTGCTTCTATATGGTTGTATGCAGATGTTAGTTTAGTGGCAAAACCGCGGGTTGTGATTCCGCTATCATGAGTTCGATTCTCATACTTCTGCCCATGGGTTGGGATATTTTAATTGGTTAAAAACGGGGATGTATATGCCGCGGAATGTGAGTTCGACTCTCACTCCCACCCACCAATAATTTCGGAAACGTGGTCGAGTGGTCTATGGCTCTAGTCTTGAAAACTAGCGATTCGAAAGGGTCCGTGAGTTCGAATCTCACCGTTTCCGCCAATAAGGTGCGGTCCTATAATGGTATTAGAGCGGATTGCTAATCCGTCGATCGGTGAAAGCCGGTTTCTGAGTTCGAGTCTCAGTCGCACCACCAACGGTAATGTAGCATAATGGTAGTGCACCGCCTTCATACGGCGCCAAGTGTAAGTTCGACTCTTACCATTACCACCATATATAATATATCCGCCCGTAGCTCAATTGGATTAGAGCACTTGGCTACGAACCAAGAGGTTAGGGATTCGAATTCTCTCGGGCGGTCCAACTTTATAGGAGTGTGCAAAATGTCAGAAAACAGTAATAAACAGCGCCCAAAAGACGCAGTCATTAATAATGAGGATAACACGGATACTGGTAAAAATGAATATCAGGATATCCTAACAACAGAACAAGCTCTTACAGAAGTTGTAAGATTTAACGAAGATAACAATCTATATGAAGTAGATCAATTGCCTAAAAATTTGATCAATGAATAAATGTTTCTCCCTAGTGTAATGGCAGCACGTCGGTCTCCAAAACCGTTAGTAAGAGTTCGAGTCTCTTGGGGGATGCCAATGCGGGTGTCGTAAAATGGTATTACCTTAGCCTTCCAAGCTAAAGTCGTGGGTTCGATTCCCATCGCCCGCTCCAGTTTTTATAGAGTGTATTATGAGAAAAATCAATATCGAAGAAGTAAAATCTTTTATTCAATCACAATCTCCTGAGACTAAAATCTACATTGGAGCAGATTCTGAAAGATATCGTCGTAATGAAAAATGGTATGCTGATTATACACTTGCTATTGTAGTACATATTGATGGTCGACACGGTTGTAAAATCTTCGGGGAAGTACAAACCGAATTAGATTATGATGCAAAAAACAATAAACCCTCAATGCGTTTAATGAACGAGGTTTATAAAGTTGCAGAATTATATCAAAAGATTGTAGATTGTATTGAAGATAAAGATGTTGAAATACATTTGGACATTAATCCAGATATTAAACATAATAGTTCAATTGTAATACAACAAGCAGTAGGTTATATCAAAGGTACTTGTAATGTTGTACCGATGGTTAAACCGCAAGCGTTTGCAGCCACATATTGCGCTGATAGATTAAAAGAAATTTTAGCATATCAACAAGCTGCATAAAATTGCCCCTATAGCTCAGCTGGTAGAGCAACTGATTTGTAATCAGTAGGTCCGGTGTTCGAATCATCGTGGGGGCACCAAAAAATATTTTTATAAATAACGAAAATTGTATGGCATATTGTATAAATATGAATATAAGCCTATTCAATTTTCGCCGTGGACATAATCATGCTATACAGACCTTCGAGTTTATCTGACCCAATATTAAAAGTAATTAAGGACGACCCTGTTCGACCCGAGATTCCTGTAGATTTTAGAATTAGCGAAAATAGAGAAGTATTAATTTTAATGAAAGATGAAAAGCCGCAAGCAGTAGTTTGTGTTGCTTATATGGATAATATTCCAACATCTTGTTCTGAATTATTTAGTACTTCCTCAGCACCATCTACTGTTATATTCTACACCATTTGGAGTTATACTCCTGGTGCTGGTCGCGAACTTATCTTTAAAGCAAGAAACGATATCGTTTTGAATAAACCGCATATTAAAAGGTTTGTTACTTTAAGCCCTCCGACTGAAATGGCAAGACGGTTTCATATTAAAAACGGTGCAACCGAATTTAGAAAGAATTTGGACACCGTAAATTACGAATATGCTTGACACGATATAAATATTCTGTTATAATATGTTTTTAAGGTGACAATATGAATGAACTTAACAAAGATCAAGCAGCAATTCTTCAGATTTTACAAGAAGAATGTGCAGAAGTAATTCAAGCAACATCGAAAGTATTTCGATTCGGATTGTTTGATACCCACCCAGATACCCCAAGCAAAACAAACACGCATCATCTTGAAGAAGAATTAGGTGATGTTCTGGCAATGATTGATTTGCTAGATTCGCATAAAATTATTTCCTATAGTAATATAATTCAGTTTAAACAAAGAAAGTTCGAAAAGCTACGTACTTGGTCTAAAATTGATGTAGATTACAAGGGATAAACAAACGCCTGAGTGATGAAATAGGTAGACATACAAGACTTAAAATCTTGCGGCGAAAGCCATACCGGTTCGATTCCGGTCTCAGGTACCAGTAACGCGCTTGTAGCTCAGTTGGTTAGAGCAGGGGACTCATAATCCCTTGGTCGTGGGTTCGAGTCCCTCCGAGCGCACCATTTTATATGACAATTAATATTCTTGTTAACGGCACCTTTGATATTGTCCATAGAGGACATATTGAGTTACTTAATTATGCTAGAGGTTGCGGCCAGCAACTTATAGTATGCATTGACTCAGATAGACGAGTTAAAGAGTTGAAAGGCAATAGCAGACCTATTAATAGTCAAGAAGATAGAAAACATCTTTTGCAAAATTTAAGAGCAGTTAATGTTGTTCATATATTTGATTCTGCTGAAGAATTAGAAATGCTTTGTAAAAAGTATTCCCCTATAATGGTTAAGGGTAGTGATTATAAAGATAAACCTATTGTAGGTAGTCAATATTGTAAAGAAATTAAATTTGTGGATTTGGTAAATGGATATTGAACAACAAAAACAATTCAAGATATTATTGCTCGGTGATAATTGTATTGATGTTT